GAAGTCGTTGATGTAGTTTGGAGAAGGGATGGAGGAAAATGTGTTTATTGCGGTTCTACTGAAAACCTGCAGCTTGACCATATTATTCCCTTTTCCAAAGGTGGTGCGACTACAGTGGAGAATCTTCAATTATTATGCCAAAAATGTAATTTACAAAAATCAAATAAAATAGGATAATGATGAAAGAATATATAGCTATATTTGAATATAATGGAGAAATACAGAATCTAGAATTTGTGTCTAATTCAAACTCTCAAGAAAAACTAAATTCTGAAGCAAGAATGTATGTAAATGACTATCTTCTAACAAAATATGGAACTGTTACATATCATTTTATAAGAGTTATTCCTAAATAAGAACCATTTTAAACACAATGTTTATATAAGCTAAAGATGAAAGTCAATATTAAAGTTAGAGATAATTATAAAAGCTATTGCTCTTTAATAGATGAAGAGAAAATTTTGTTAAATAACAAAATCGTTCTTGACGAAAAGAAAAATAGCAGACCGGATTATAAAGAAAAAAATACTCCTACTTATAGCGATGTCTTACCAGATGATATAATTTTTACCATACAACAAAAAGAAACTGAAGAAAAAGATTTTAAATTCATTTTACGCTGTGTTCCTTTTTGTGAAAGACCTTTTTTTAGATATGATTCTACGGGACCTTCTCATAGGAATTCCAATTTGCCTATTCCTATAGAGGAACAACAAGTTCCAACTCCTCATTTTCATCGGTTTGTAGCTGATGGAAAGGAGATAGCTTACAAGACAAAGGTGCTGTTGGATGAAAAGCAATCAAAAGTTTTGGAAGATATTTCTATGTGTGTTTTGCATTTTATGCAGGAGGCCAATATAAAATTTGAAAATTTTGATTTAATTTCGACCCCAGGTGTTCTTCCTTTTAAAATGGAAGAAAATATTGATCCTTTAGAAAATGTACAATTTGATATTGAATAATCATGGAAGATATAATAAAGATTATAATAGCGTCATTTAGTTCTTTGTGGAAAGTGAAAAAATATGGAAAGACCATAGAAATAATTACGCCTTTCTTTACCACAAATGATTGCTTTGTTTCTGTTTTTCTAACAGAAAGAGAGGGCTATTACATTATTACTGATGGTGGTTGGATTAGTGAAAATTACTATAATAATTTTTTCGATAGTGATGATGAGTCTTATTTAAGACTGTTCACTTATTATAAGGAACAATATTCTATACGTGAGACGGAATCAAACAATAAAATTTATTATTATAAAACTACAATGAAAAAAGAATTAGTACCAAATTTGGTTCTTGAGGTGTCTAATTTTATTTCAACCGTGGTAAGTTCTTCTTTTATAAAATTTCAAGATGATAAGGATAAGGATTTGCAAAAGAGATTCCGTACGCAGGTGAGTAACTTTCTTACAGCTGGGTTTGATAAGAAGGAATTGTCGTTTAATGGGTTTATTGATGAGAGGTATAAGGATATAAAATTTAATGCTGTTGTTAAAAGAAGTGATAGATTTACATTGTTTAATTACGTAACTGGTACTACTGAATTTTATTTTCGTGGTAGTATTGGACGTTCTAATATGAATTTCCAGTTAATAAATAGGACAATGCTAAAAAAGCAGATACATAGGCGTGTGACGGTTGTGAATGATCAAGCTTCAGGATATAAAATTGAAAAATTGAAACAATATCTTGACTTGATATCGGATGAAGCGGAGTCTGTAGTCGTTAATTGGACTAATAGAAAAAAACTATTAGAATTATAATAGGATGATGATTGTTTAATACGAAAAAACGTTAGACAATGTAATAATGAAGTAGGTGATACTAGTGTGGGGAGCTTTAGATTTTATGCCAAGAATGCAATCTACAAAAATCAAATAAAATAGGATAAACTTATAATTAAATTTAAGATGAAAATACATCATTATACTTCTATTGAAACATTAGAAATGATTCTTAAGAACAAAAGTATAAAGTTTAATCGTTTGGACCAAGTGGATGATAAAGCAGAATATAAATATGACTCAACGGTTTATGATACGAATATAAAATTAGGTAAATATACTTTTGTGAGTTGTTGGACTAAGTCGGAAATGGAAAATATTGATTTATGGAATCGATACGGGAAAGGGAATAAAGGTGTAAGGATAAGTTTGGATGAGGATATGTTTGAAACTTACGATGTGGGAACTGTTAATAGATCATTTTATAATAATAGGGAATATTGTTTTGAAAATTTTGTAGTCAGTTCTTATATTAATAAAGTCGGTCTTGTTGATGTGAAATATGAACAAAATATTGAGCTATATTATAAAGAAGCTATCAAATGCTTTGATCAAGGAGTTGCGTTTAAACATGATAATATTGGCATTTATAAGAAAAGGGAATGGGGATTACAGAATGAAAGCCGTTTCATTATTCATGCACAACCGTTTGAACCGGCTTTAATGAGCAATCATCCTTTGAGCTTTCCGTTGGCTCTTGGTACTGCTTATAGAAATGGAATGGAGCTGAGTAGAACAGCCCTTTATATTCCATTAAAGCAGGAAGTTTTAGAGCATTTAGAAATAACAATGGGACCTAGAACAATTGATGAAGATCGGAAAAAGGTTGAAAAGATATTGAAAGATTGTAATATTAAAGCAGAAATCAAAGATAGTGCATTAAAGGGGGATTTATAATATGACTATTCTGGAAAATGTTAGATTATGCTTGACTAGGTATAGTAGTTCAGTTTATTGACGAAAACAAGAAAGATGTGAAACACGTTATTGAAAGCCTTGATGATGTTTATAACTATGAGGATGAATTCTTTAAGGCGATCGATATGTACGAACATAAGGAATAGGATAAAAGTTCTAGAAGATTAATTAAAGATAATTGCAGCATTAGCAAATGTATTGTTAGTGCTGCAATGTGAATATTGGAGTTTTATTATATATGGTTCAAAGCATATATGACTGTTCGTGTCAGTGGAAAAATCAAAAACACTGTAGGCTTTCACCTTCATGCAAAGGGTGGGGATGTCGATTTCTGTCTACGCCCATTGAAGAGATTCCAGCAACAATCCAGGAGAAAGCAAAGCTCTTTTCCAAAGTGTACCGGGAAGCGAAGCAAAAGGGAGTGCTGGAATGCCCGCACTACCGATCAATTTTCATAGATGAGGTGCTGGCCAATTTGCCGAAGGGTGAAGTGTGTTAAATAAATGGTTTATGTTATTGTTTATTGTTTGATTTTCGTATATTTGCAATAAATCTTAATTTGAATGGGAAGTTGGAGTGAACAACAGGAAGTAAAGAAAGAAGTCAAGGAAAAGGACAAGGTAAGACGGGAAAAACTTGCCGGGTTGTTTTTTGATTTAGCAAAACTTTCATTTGCCGGACTTGTTGTAGGTGGAATAGTTTCCATGAAGCCTGATGTAGATATAACCCTTGACATATACAGGGTTATTATAGGTGGAATCTCTACCATCATTTTTATTAGAATAGGAAATACAATTTTAAAATAAAGTGGATTATGGACATGTTAAGTTTAGTATATACAATAAGTGCTGTTGTAGGTGGTGGATTTTTGGTGTGGCTTAACACAAAATCCGGGAAAAAATGGCTCGCAAATCTATAGTGTACTTTTCATTGGAAATTGAGGGTATTATGGACGCATTAGGTTTTAGTCTGGCAACAAAAAGTGGTTGGCTGGTCTGTGCTCTCTGATGCCTTACAATTTTGGTTAATGTATGAAAAGGAAATCCCTTGAATGTTTATGGTCGTTCAATTATAGTAGTGAGTTGAGCGGCTTTTTAGTATTTGGACGTTAGAACAGGGAAAATAATGAATAAAATAAAATAGAAAATCAAGATGATTTTTACTAAAACGAATCTTGGAGGATTTTGAATGGGTAGATAACCTTCTGCTCGTCAGTATAGTAAGCGCAGATCAGAATTCATACTGGCAGTCTAAAGGTGGCGAGTTCGAGTCTCGCATGCTCCACTTTTTTAATGATAAAATGAAGGTCTGCGAAGCAGGCCTTTTTTAATTTAAAGACTATAGATATGTTAATTTATAATACAACTTATCAAACAGGCATTGACGATGCGCGTAATTTTGTCATTTGGCTTAGTGAAAGCTATATTCCCGAAGTGGAAAAGACGGGAATATTGCAAAATCCCCGTCTTACGCACATCCTTAGTCATAAAGAGCAGGATTCAGAATGTTTTTCATTGCAATGGGAGGTGGAAGATACAGCGACCTTACACCGCTGGCATACTCAGCAGGGGATGCATCTGAATGAGGAAATGATGAAGATATTTAAAGATAAGGTGGTTGGCTTTCCCACTTTGATGGAGGTAATTAAGTGATTCAGCCGGTAAAAGAGAAAATCATTCTGGGTATAGATCCTGGAACAACCATAATGGGGTATGGCCTGCTGAAAGTAGTAGGTACTAAACCGCAGGTAATGACTATGGGGGTCATTGATCTTCGTAAATATGGTGACCATTATTTAAAACTGCGCCGTATTTTTGAACGGGTGGTTGGTATAATAGAAGCTTATTTACCTGATGAGTTAGCTATTGAGGCGCCTTTTTTTGGAAAAAATGTGCAGTCGATGTTAAAATTAGGGAGGGCACAGGGAGTGGCTATGGCTGCTGCTTTGAGCCGTGATATTCCTATAACAGAATATGCGCCGTTGAAGATAAAGATGGCGATAACCGGTAATGGGCAAGCCAGCAAGGAACAGGTCGCTGATATGTTGAAAAGGATGTTACATATACCGGAGAGTGATATGCTGCCTTTTATGGATGCAACAGATGGGTTGGCGGCTGCTTATTGTCATTATTTACAAATGGGCAGACCGACATTGACTAAAGAATATTCCGGCTGGAAAGATTTTATAAATAAGAATCCTGATAAAATAAAAAGATAAGATTATGAATGTGAGACATGTTATTTGGGCATCAATTGTTTCTACTACTATTAGTTGTCAGTCTGTGAAAAAAGAATATAATTCGTTTGATGAATATCCTGTCCGTGAAGATGCGCTGACTGAAATGGAGTACTCACCTGCCGAAACAAAGTTTTCACTTTGGGCTCCTACAGCGGAAGAGGTGCGTGTCCTTTTATTTGAATCGGGTAATGAAGGTTCAGCTTCTAATACTTTTCCAATGGAGATGGGAGAGAATGGTACTTGGAATATTTCAATAAAAGAGGATCTGAAGGGTAAATTCTATACCTTTAATGTGAAGGTAAACGGGAAATGGTTAGGAGACACTCCGGGAATTATGGCAAAAGCCGTAGGGGTAAATGGTAAGCGGGCAGCTGTGCTTGATCTTCGTTCTACAGATCCGGAAGGATGGGAGAACGATGTGCGTCCTCCTTTGAAGAATTATGCTGATATTATGGTTTATGAAATGCATCATCGCGATTTCTCTTTGGATTCTGTTTCTGGAATTCAAAATAAAGGCAAGTTCCTGGCTTTGACGGAGCAGGGTACTACCAGTTCTTCAGGCGAGAAGACAGGTATTGACCATCTGAAAGAATTGGGAATTACCCACGTGCACTTATTGCCGTCGTATGATTATGCCTCGGTGGATGAAACAAAACTGGACAAGGCCCAATATAATTGGGGGTATGATCCGCAAAATTACAATGTGCCTGACGGTTCTTATTCTACAGATCCTTATAAACCCGATGTCCGTATCAGGGAATTCAAACAAATGGTACAAGCTTTACATAAGGCGGGAATCAGAGTGGTGCTTGATGTGGTGTATAATCACACCTTCAATACAGACGAAAGCAATTTCGAACGTACGGTTCCCGGTTATTTCTATCGCCAGACGAAGGACGGGCAATGGGCAAATGGTTCGGGATGTGGAAATGAAACGGCAAGCGACCGCGCCATGAT